TCTGGGACTGGACTCAGGTCTCAAGTCTCAGCCCTCAGCCCTCCCTTCAGGTCTCAGGTCTCAGCCCTCAGCCCTCAAAGGTGCGCATCCAATGATCTCAATAGACATCCGGCAGCCCGAGAAAGAGATCCACATCCTCCTGGAGGCCATCGCGGCCAATTTCAGGACGCTGAAGCCGGCCATGCGGATCATTGGAGAGACGGTGCGGACCTCGATCGTGCGCAACTTCCGGGCCGAAGGGCGGCCGGACGCCTGGCCGCCATCGAAGCGGGCCGCGTCGGAAAGCGGGCAGACCCTGTCTCTGACCGGGCGGCTGCGCAACTCGTTCACGGTCGAGCCGGACGAGGACTCCGTGGCCGTGGGCACCAACGTGGTCTACGCGATCACCCAGCACTACGGCACGCCGAAAGGCGAGTTTGGAACGGTGCTGGCGGGAGTCAGAAGCCACGTGCGGCACCTGGCCTCCGGAAAGAAAGTCGCAGTCGCGGCCCATGCGCGCCGCGTCACCATACCCTTTGGCAACATACCGGCGCGGCCGTTCCTGATGGTTCAGGAAGCGGACTGGCCGGAGATACGATCGGCCCTGGTCGATCACTTGGCGAGGAGAAAATGACCGGATTCAACGACTGGATCGAAATATTTCAGGGCGGGCCGCAGATCGACTCAACGGGCAAGTCCCACGACGGGGACGCCCTGATCGCGCGGGCCGTGGCCACGTTCGACGCAACCTACCACGAGCCGCCGGCCGTGATCGGGCACCCGGCCACGGACGACCCGGCCTACGGGCTGGTGTCTGCGGTGACCGCGGAGACCCGTGACGGCAAAAAGGTGCTGCTGGCAAAGTTCCGCGACGTGGAGCCCGCCTTCGCGTCGATGGTGAAGGACGGCCGGTTTCCCAAGCGGTCCGCGGCATTCTACGCCGACGGCCGGCTGCGGCACGTGGGGTTTCTCGGCGCCGTGCCCCCGGCGGTCAAGGGGCTTAAAAACATGAAGTTTCTCGAAAGCGCTTCGGCGACGTTCGAATTTTCAACATCAAACGGGGCGGAGAACCGCCCGGCAAAGGAGGCAAGGAGTATGACTTTTGCTGAAATCATGGACCTACTCAAGTTTTGGGAAACGTCCAGGGCAAAGGCGCCCCAGGAGCCTGCCAGCGGAGACGGCGGCAAAAAGCCGGCCGCGTTCTCCGAGGCGGACCTGGAGGCGGCAAAAAAGACCGCGGGAGAAGCGGCCCGCAAGCAGGCATTGGCCGAATTTAACGAAAACGCCCGCAAAGGCGAGGTGGCCGCGTTCTGCGAGAAGCTGATCGCGGACGGCAAGATCCCGCCCTCGTGGAAGGACGCCGGCCTGGTCGAGTTCGCCCAGGCGCTGGCCGACGGGGCCGAGTTCGCGGAAGGCAAGGGCAAGTCCAAGCTGGCCTGGTTCAAGGAGTTTTTGACCGGGTTCGGCAAGGCCCCGCTGTTTTCCGAGCTGGCCACCAAGGAAAAGGCCGGCGCAAACCAGGCGGCCGACGAGGCCAAACAGGACGCGGCACTGGCGCGGCGCATCTCGACCGCTGCCGGCCGGAAGGAGGATAAATAATGGCGACCTACGGAGTGACTGAAAACACCGACACCGAGCTGACTCAGCTCGTTGCCGACGGCAACCACATTCAGCGCGCGATCACGCTGAAGGTAGACTGCGGGGACCTGTCCCGCGGCACCGTGCTGGAAATGGTCAGCGCGGCGTCCGGGCAGTGGCAGCAGAACACGACGTCCACCACGGCCAACGCCCGGGCGATCCTGGCCCAGGACGTGGAGGACGACGACACCAACACCCAGTTGGCCCAGGCGTATTTCGTGGGCAAATACCGGGCGTCCGACCTGATCTGGCCCGACGGGATCACGACCACCCAGAAGCGGACCGGCATCGTGGCGCTTCAGGATCGGGGCATCATCATCGACGAGGCGATCCTGAGCCTGCCGGCGACGACCACGACGACCACCACGACCACGACGACCACGACCACGACCACGACCACCTCGCAGGGTTGATAACGGCGCGGGCGGCCTGATCCGCCCGAATGGAGGAAAGAGATGGACAACCTGTTTAAGATTCGCGTGCTGACCACCGCGATCAACGAGATGCCCTCCGCGAACATGGTGGTGTACAACCGCCTGTTCCGCGGCAAGGAGCACCTGGAGCCCAGCGACCGGCTGGCCTTCGACGTGATCACCGGATCGGAGAAGCTGCTGAAAAACATCAGCATCTACGCGCCGGCCACAGTGGACGACAAAACCGGCCGCAAAACGATCACCCTGACCGCGCCTCGCCTGGCGGACAAGCGCTTCATCCACACGGCGGAGCTCAACGCCCTGCGGGCCTACGGCGCGCTGGGAACGGAGATGATGTCCACCCGCATCGCGCGGGAGCAGGCGGACATGCGCGTCAAGCACGACCGGACCCTGGAATACTGGGCGGTCAACGCCCTCAAGGGCAAGATCTACGATTCCGACCTGACCACCGAGCTGGTCGACTACGGCGTGGACTCCACGCACACGGTCACCCTGTCCGGCACGGACCTCTGGTCGAACACCAGCTCCAACCCGATCAACACGATCCGGTCGTGGAAGCGGCTGATCAAGGACGACGCGAAAACCCCCATCACCGGGTGGGTGATGTTCCTGGGGTACAGCGCGATGGACAACCTGCTCAAGAACACGTCCGTCCTGGCGCTGCTGGCCTACAACAAGGGCGTGAAGATCGCCGAGGAAGAGGACGTGACCCGGCTGGCGAAGACCGAGCTGATCGAGTACGACAACAGCTTCATCTCCGACGCCAACGTGCGGACCCGCATGCTGGGCGCCGAGTACGTGATCCTGGTCGGCATCACCAACGACCTGGTCGACGTGCCCTACGCGCCGGTGGTGGACGACGACGCGCCCGGCGGCGTGGGCAACATCAACGCGGGAGGCCAGGGCGTGATGTTCTTCTCCAAGTCCTGGAAAGAGCAGGATCCGTCCGGCCGCTGGATCAAGGCCGAGGCCAGGCCCCTGCCGGTGCTTCAGCGCCCCGGCTGCGTGGTCTACGCGAAGGTCGTCTGATGAGCTACTGCGCCCAGGCCGACCTGGCCCGAATGCTGCCCGAGTCGGTGCTGATCCGGCTGACCGATGACGCGTCCGCCGGCAGCATCGACGCGGAGAAGATCGCCGAGGCCATAGACACGGCATCGGACGAGATAGACGCCTATATCGGCGGCCGGTACGCCCTGCCCATCGCGGGGACAGCGCCGCCGATCCTGGCCAAGCTCTGCGCGGACATCGCGATCTACAACCTGTACTCGCGGGTCAAGGAGCAGGCTCCGGAGCTGCGGTCCGAGCGGTACAAGGCCGCGATCCGGCTCCTGGAGGCCATCGCGTCCGGAAAGATTTCCCTGGGCGTTCAGCCGCCCCCGAGCCCTCCGGCTGCCGGCGGGTACGAGGGCGGGGCCCAGGTGTCCGTGCGGGACAAGATCTTTGATTCCACGACGATGGACAAGTACTGATGCACGAATTCGAGAAGATAGAAGACGCCGTCCTGGCGGCCCTGGCCGGAATCCCCGGCCTGAAGACGCTGGACAGCTACAGCGGCCAGATGGATGTGGCGGAGCTGGACGACCTGACGCTCCAGTTCCCCTGCATCTACGTCACGGCCAACGACCTGATCGTGAAGCCGGTGAACCGCTACGACGAGCTGACGGCGACCTTCTCTTTGATCGTGGGGGACCGGAACGTGCGCGGGGCCAAGTCCGCGGCGCGCGGGGACGTATCGAGCCCCGGCGTGTACGATTTGCTGACCCTGTCCCGCAACGCGGTCCACCGCCAGAGAATCCTGGACGGGTGGACCCCTCCCGAGCTGACCGCCGTCCGTCCCGTGGCCTACGCCCCGAACCGCAGCGTCTGCGTGTACGAGGCGGTGTACAAAACCCGGGCAAGCTGCTTGCCCAACACATAAGGAGACACACCAATGCCAGTTTCAAGCCCGAGCACCACGCTGTACACGCTCGGATCCGGCATGCTCCAGATCGCCATGTTCGCGGACGGCGCCCCCGGCGCCTACGAGGACCTGGGCAACGCGCCCAGCGTCGAGCTGGAGCTTTCCATCACGGAAAAGGAGCACAAGGAGAGCCGGTCCGCGGCAAAATCGATGGACAAGAACATCGTCCTGGAGAAGGGCTACATCGTCAAGTTCTCCGTGGACGAGATGTCCGCCGCCAACCTGCGGCGCTGGGTGATGGGATCCGGAACCGGGTCCGATATTCACGGCCTGCTTTCCACCGACGCGGAGTACGCCCTGAAATTCAAGTCCGACAACGCGGCCGGCCCGAACCGGATCTACGAGTTCCACCGTTGCACGATCCGCCCCGACGGCAACATGGCGCTGATCGGAGACGACTGGGCCACCCTGACCTTTACGGCCAAGGGCCTCAAGGATACGGTCAACAACGCCTCCAGCCCGTACTTCGACATCACGAGCACAACCACCACGACCACGACCACGACCACCTCGTCGGGTTGATAACGGAGGCATATGCGTAAACGGAAATCAATCAAGATAGACGACCGGGAAATCACCGTGTACGAGCTGAAGGTCAGGGATATCATCGACTTGGCAGGCTTGTTTGACGGTGGCTCCCCGGTCGAGATCCTGCGGTCCGAGCTGCACCGGATCACCGACCTGTCTCCCGACGACCTGACGGAGATGGCCCCCAGCGAGCTGCGCCAGATCCTGGACGCGGCCCGGGAGGTCAACGCGGATTTTTTAGCCGCGGCCCGGGCCGTCGGGCTGACAAAGATCGTCGAGGACCTGATTCGTCAGGTCGGGAGCACGTTTGGCGGTCTGCTTGCCGGCTCATCGAAGCCGGCCACGCCGGATGCCTCGACTACGGCTGGAGCGCTTTCAAGATAGCCCTGGACGAGCACGGCGCGGCCGGCCGGGACCGGTTCAAGGACATGGCCTCGGCGGTCCGCGCCGGCAGCCATTACAGCGACCGGCAGTGGGAGGACATGATGCTGAATTTGGAAAAAAGCCCCGCGCAGGGATCCAAACAGCCGGATCCGGACCAGTTGAACCACCTGCTCCACACACACGGAAAAAAGAAGCGATAGATGGCAACCACCGCCCATAAATTCGAGCTGATCATTCAAGCCAGGGCCGCGCAGGCCGTGGCCGAGATCAAGAAGGCGACCGGCCAGATTCAGGACGGGTTCACCCGCGGCAAGCTGGCCGTGGCGGCGTTCAACAAGACGCTGACCGGCAGCAGCGCCGTGTCGAGCCTGACCGGGCAGATCCGCAACCTGGTCGGCGCGGCGGTGGGCCTGACCGCCCTGGCAAAAGCGGTGAAAACCATCGAGGCGGCGGACGTGGCGGCCTTCAACATGGCCACCAGCGTGGCCGCGGCCAACCGTGAGTTTAGCAACATCGGGTCCGTGGGCGAATGGGAGGAAACGATCCGGCGGCTGTCCGACGAGCTGAAGATCTATTCCGAGTCCTCCCTGAAGAACGCCGTGTCCCGCACGATGGACATGACCAAGCGCCTGGGCCTCTCCGCCGAGCAGATGGAGGAGGTGATCAAGCGCAGCGCTGACCTGGGCGCGGGCAAGACCGACCTGGAAGGCGCGATCGAGCGCGTGACCGCGGCGCTGAGAGGCGAGGCCGAGGCCTCCGAGTACCTGGGCCTGACCCTGAACGAGAACTATATCATCGCCTGGCACGAGGCCTCGGACGCGCACGCGAAAGCCTGGAAGGGCCTGACCGACCTGGAGAAGGCCCAGATCCGGTACAACGTGTTCCTGGAGCAGAGCGCCCAGTTCCAGGGCCGGGCCGCTGCCAGCGCCCAGACCTTTGGCGGCGCCCTGGCGCAGGTAAAGGCCGAGATCACCGATGCCATCGTGAACAACGAGCGCGTGGCCGCCTCCATGTCCGATCTGGCCGACGTGCTGCGGGACAACGCGGGCGAGATCGGCGAGATCGCGTCCGACCTGCTGTCCGGAGCGGCCGCCGCCGTCGAGTTTACCGTCGAATACAAGGGCCTGCTGGCCGCCGTTGCCGGCACCGCGGCGGTGACGATCGTGGTGTCCAAGCTGGTCACGGTGGTGAACGCCCTCAACGCGGCATGGGCCGTGATGACCGGCATGACCGTGCTCCAGTGGCTGGCCAGCCTGCGCATCGCCCTGGCCGGAGCGGCGGCCCAGGCAACGGCCCTGTCAATCGCGTTCAAGGGGTTCATCGTGTTTGCCGCGGCAGAGGGGGTGTACCAGATCGGCCGGCTGATCGTCGAGCTGGTGAAGTGGAAGAAAGAGTCCAAAGAGTTGGCCGAGTCCGTGGCCTATGCCGAACAGCAGACCGCCGCGGCCTCCGAGCGCCTGGCGAACCGCCTGGCGCATATCTCCAAGGAAACCGGCATCGCGGTCAAGAGCGTGCGGCAGTTGCAGCGGCTCAAGGCCGCGGGCATCCTGGCCTTCGACCCGAATACCCGGGAATATTACAAGACCGATGCCGCCAAAACCGGCAAGACAACCGGCGACAAACCCGCGGGGAAAGCCGACGATTCCGAGCAGAAGAAGATCGCCGCGGACCAGGCCAACCTGGAACGGCAATTGGCGCTGGAGTTGCTCAACATCGCCGGGGCCAAGTGGGAGGCCATGAAGGAGCAGGCCACCCAGCACTACGAGGATCAGCTTGCCCAGGCCCACGGCAACGCGCAACTGACCGCCCAGGCGGAAGCATTGTACCAGCAGACCCTGGCCGACATCGATGCGAAAGCCGCGGCCGAAA